GTGAGGTTTGGACGAAAGTCAAAAAATTTAATTGACACAGAAGAATATCAAAAAATATTTAAAACAACTTTACAAGAAGACTCAAAAGCAGCGGGCAGATGGGAAACATCACAGGGCGGAGAATACTTTGCAGCTGGTGTAGGTGGTGCTATCACGGGCCGTGGTGCGGACTTATTGATTATTGACGACCCGCACTCGGAGCAAGATGCAATGTCCAAGACCGCTATGGAGTCGGCATACGAATGGTATACATCAGGACCACGACAACGTTTACAGCCAGGCGGCAAGATCGTCTTGGTTATGACACGTTGGTCAACAAAAGATCTAACAGGTAAACTTATACAAAATCAAAAGGAGCCGAAGTCTGATCAATGGCACGTGGTCGAGTTTCCGGCAATCATGGACCACGGACCAGTGTGGCCTGAATACTGGAACACGGACGAGTTAGAGAAGGTCAAGGCTTCGTTGCCCGTGGGCAAATGGAATGCACAGTGGATGCAGAACCCAACGGCAGAAGAAGGAGCAATCATTAAACGTGAGTGGTGGCAAGTGTACACCAAAGAAACCATACCGCCTCTACAACACGTTATACAATCTTACGATACCGCGTTTCTTAAAAAAGAAACTGCAGACTACTCAGCTATTACAACATGGGGTGTGTGGTATCCATCAGAGGACGAAGGAGCTAATCTTATTCTACTCGATGCCATCAAAGGCAGATACGAGTTCCCAGAGCTAAGACGTTTAGCTTTACAGCAATATAAATACTGGCAACCAGAAACAGTGATTATAGAGGCCAAAGCATCAGGATTACCGCTAACTTACGAACTTCGTAAGATGGATATACCCGTCATGAACTTTACACCTAGTAAAGGAAATGATAAACATACGAGAGTCAATTCGGTTGCACCTTTGTTTGAGTCTGGTATGATATGGGCACCAGAGCAAAAATTCGCTGAAGAAGTGATAGAAGAATGCGCTGCGTTTCCTAACGGAGATCATGACGACTTGGTCGACTCTATGACTCAAGCTGTGATGCGATTCAGGCAAGGTGGTTTGATAGGACACCCTGAAGATTACATAGACGAGAAACAACCAAAACCTAAAAGGGTATACTATTAATGAGAAAATTTTTTGAGGCTTTCGTATATTTCGTAGAGAACGGAATAGATCCTAAAACAGCAAAAGAATTTGCTGAGAAAGTAACAGGCATCAAAGCACCTAAAGGTGAGATTAAAATACCTAAAACAAAAAGCCCTGATGAGTTTAAAACGCCTGAAGCAAAACAAGATGTTATCGAAGCTGATGATAACGTGTCTGGTAATTATGCAGCGGGTGATACAAAATACAACGCCGATGTTTTAGCTTTAGAGATTGCAAGAAAAAGAGGTTTCATAAAGGACGATGGTATTCAAGATGCCTCTGATATGAGTCAGGTAGAATATTCTAAACTATATAGCGAAGCTTACGAGTTTTTAACTAAAAAACGTGTGCTAAACAAACCTGTAAAGAGAGAACCTACACCAAAAGGATTAATCACAAGAAAAGAACGTGGTGATCTGCTTTTTATAAACACTAAAATATCTAACCCACTAAAAAATAAAATGGTGTTGCAAGGGTTGGATGGCACAACTGAAAGTGCATACTCACAGTTTAGAATAGAACTAGAGGCTTATCAAAATGGATTAGAGCAAAACTTAAAATTTTTAGAAGCTAACAATAAAGGTTTAGGTGGTAAAGATTTAGAGAACGTTAGATACAATATGAAAATAATTAGAGATCTAGAAAACAAAGTTAATCAGTTGGCCGATGACTTAATTAAAGCTGACAAAGAGCCAGAGAAAATTTACCAAAACTTTAGAAACGTTGAGGTTGAAAAAAGATATGGTGTTTCAAGAAAAGAGTTGGAAGAACGAATTAAGGAAGACCAAGGCATTCTTGCATCTATGGATAAGTCCATGGAAAAGATAAATAAATTACTTAAAGAGATGGAAGACATCAGATCTGGCAAAGCAGAGAAAGATCGAATGGCTATTGTTAAACGAAAATATCAAGGTAAAGGCTACGGCCCTAGCGAAGGTATTTATAGAACTTTAGCAAGACAGTTTTTAAGAGATGAGATTGAGTCAGGTCGTATTGAGACAACACAGAATATTTATAACGCTATGAAAGAAGGTAATCATCCTTTTATAGATCCTATCAAAGTATTTAGACATCACTATGGTGATAATGCGTTTGATACGTTAGAGAAATATATTGATAACAATTATCCTGAGTTTGGATCTCCGGGTATGAAATATCCAGGTAGATTTAAATTTAGAAAACTAGGACTTGTTGTTAAAAATAAAAAAGCACCAGGTAAAACATACGCACACTACAGTCTACCAGATGAGATTGATGCAGAGATAGAGTTAATAGATAGATTAATATTAGATTTACAAGCAGGCAAATCTCCGTTCACTAGAACTAAAGAAGAGTTATTAGAAGCAATCAGAGCACAAAATGAGACGAGAGCAAAATATGTGAAAATTAAAAACGAGATTGCACCAGAGGATACTAAAGTAAAACCTGGTGATGACTTGTTAGAAACAGCAGAAGTTGTGCCGATCAAACGAGAAGGCATTATTAGTGATGTAGATCTTAATGTAGATAGAACTAAAACAAAGTTTAACAATGTAGAGCTATATGGTGATGAGGACTTTAATGAACTGCAGTATATTGAAAAGTATGGCGTGCACCCTAGAGATCTAGATCCAGAAGAGGGTTTTGCAAAAGGAGGAATAGTTTCGTTAACATGAAGGTAATATTTAACTACGCAACACGACAGTTTGAACCTATGGAACCTAGCATGAGAGAAAGGTTTGCACTAGGTAGTAAAGATCCAACACCAGAAGTAAAAACAGACGGAGAGGTTGCCGGAGCGTTGATGGATGCTTTCCCTCAACAATCTTTTTTACAATATCAAAATGCAGTTGATGAAGGTTTTCAAGGAACGTTTGAAGAGTTTTTACAAATAAATTCATTAGATAAAAGCGAATTAGATATGCAAGCCATAGAAGGACAAACTGCTGGTATTCGTACTATTTTAAAAGCTTTCGAAGAACCAGAACCTTTTGAAAATTTATTTAGAAGCTCCGATCAATTAATACAAAAATTTAAAAAAACAAAACCTGTCCAAGAGAGCAGAGATCCTAATTTTTCTAGCATCAAAAGAAAAAAATCTAAAGGCACAAAACTTAATCAAGCAGATATCGATAAAGAAAAAGAGTTGACAGAAACATTTCAAACCTTAGCCAACAATCCTGTGTTTGATAAAATAATACCTAAAAAATTTAAAAACATTAAATCTATTACAGAATTATCTCAATCTGACTTTGCAAAAATTCAAAAAGACATAACAGATTTTAAATTTAAAGAGATTACAGATGAAAGAGGTTTAGGACCTTTCTCTACTTTATCTGAACGTTTAAAAAAAAATATTGGGGCTGCGTATAAAACAAGACAAAAAATTAAAGCAAGACCTGATTTTTATTCTTTAGATGTTGCAGGAGATACTTTTGATCTTCCTTATATGACAGGGTTAGATACAAGATTTATTAAAAACCTTAAAAAAGTTTATCCCGCTTTTAAAAAAATAGAAGCTAACCCTACGGTAGATAATTATTATAAACAGATCGGAAAATTAGAAAGAGGAGAACAAAATTTAATTCGTGAATTTCAAGAGTTTTTAACTGGTGAAAGAAAGAAAGAAAGATCTCTTTTTGAATCACCTAAAAGACTTAATCTTTTTAAATCTCTAGATATAGAAAATAAATTATCTGAGGAAACAATTGAGTTATTAAAAAACCAGAAAGGCAGAACAGCTGCTAATATATTTAAACAAGCTAAAGCTACCAAAGCTGCACAAAAAATTAATTTAGAACAAGTAAACAAAAAGTCTATTCAAAGAATTAATGAGATATACACTCTTGACCCTGAAGCAACAGCGCCTGAAGTTATAGATCAGTATTATGGCAATGCTATAAAAAATATATCAAAAAAAGAAGAAGCTCGAATGTTAAAAGATTTAAGAAATGATGTAATTACTTATTATAAAATTATTTCAAGAACTAGAGTAAAACCAAAAGGTGTTGAACTACCTTCAAAAGCAAAAGTTGACGATATTTTAACCACTATTATGGAGAGTAAAGGTAAAGATAGTTTTGATATCTATGGCGGATATTTAAGAAATATATACTCTGATATAGCAGAGAGTATTACAAAACCTGGTTTTAAATATGATAATAAAATAAGGGTATTGTCAGACAAATTTTCAGGGCAACACATAGACCACTCTGTGGGTCTTAGCGCTGTTCATGAGGCGGCTCCTGGCTATGTTGAAGCGATACAAGTTATACCTAAATCTGTAAATAAAAATAAAGGAATTTTATTAGAAAGAGCTTCTACAAAAATAATTGATGATTTTTTTACAAATACTCCAAACACACCAAGAAAAATAGGAGATAAAACTTATAATACTTTTGAAGAAAAAGTTGATGCTTTTAATAATTTATCAAAACAATTTGCAAATGCTAATAATATAGACACTCCAATACTTAGATTTGGAGAGCCAGGAAAAGGACCATCACCAAAAGAAACTGTAAAATATTTTAATGAATTTACCGAGGGTGCACGAAGAAACATGATGGAAGTTTGGAACAATCACGGGTTTGTTATTTATACAAATTCTAGACCCATGGGATCTTCTTTCTGGACAAAAACAAAACCAATGAAAAATATGGGTGGTTTAATTAATCGTGTTAATTTTTCTGAAGGCACACAGATAGATAAATTTTTAGCGGCAAACAAACCTGACCCAATGGAGGAGATGGCAACTTTAAAACAAGCTATCGCTTCTACCAAAGGAGGCACCGAGCTTAAAAATCAATTTTTATATGATACTTCACCGATAGGTAAATTAAATAAAAATATCTTTGGTAAAGATGGTGATAGAAATTTAATGCAACAATTTAATACGCAGTTTCTAGATCCAAGATCCTATGCATATTATGCACAAAAATTTGCAAGAGGTGCTGTTAACATACCAGAATTAATATTTAGGTTTCCGTTTGGGATAACAGGAGTGGCTAGAGATTTTATTACAGGTGAAACGGGAAAAGCAGAAAGGTTTGGGGAAACAATGGATCCAAAACTTACACGTAAAATAGTGGAGAGCGGAATCGGAGACCTGTTAGGTATATCATCTGCACAGATAGAAGGCGCAGAAGAAAAAAGAACAAATCCGCAAAAAGTAACTGGAGAGTTTTTACAGTTTGGAGCAGAGATTTTTGGACCGGCAACACCTTATTTTTTAATTAAAAAGTTTCCTAAATTAATCAAACAGCTTAGAGATCTTGGTGCATCAGGAACTGCAGTAGATAAAATTAACAAAGAGATAGAAAACAAAGTAGCCCAACAAGGTGTAGATCAAACAAGAAGAGATATAGTTTTATCTATCGGTGCGGGTGGTGCTGTTGCTTTTCTTAAATATTTAGGATTAGATTTTTTAACTAAAGCACCTAAAGCTGCAAAAGTTACAGAGGGGATTGTAACACAAGGCGGTACACCAAAATACTTCTTTGATTTTGTTGGTTTAATTAAATCTAAAGGTAAAGATATTACAGATAAAGCCGCAACATTAGAGAGACAAAAAGTTTACGATTATAATGGTTATGAATTAACAGAGGATATATCTACAGGTAAAATATCTATTAGAAAAGATACTGAGGGTGGTGCTAGTTATTATATTGGTGATGGTGAATATGAAACTGTAGATGGTATAATTAGAAAAGAAGAAATAAATTATGATCCACCTGAAACAATATTAGATGATGCAGGTAAACCAAAAGAAGTCCCTGATCAATACGATGAAGCAACCTTAAGACCAGACGATGATGGTAGTGCCGGAGATGTTGACGTGGGTTTAGATTCTATTGATGACATATTAGATTTATTGGCTAAAGACGGTAAGAAATATAGTTTAGATGAATTAGAACAAATGGGTATAAATCCAAAAGGACTTGGTGAAGATCTTTTAAAACAAATTTTAAGAAATCCAGAAGAGATTAAGCTTTTAGACGCAAAAGAAATGTTTAAAGACACTTTAACAAAAGTTAAATATAAGATAGAAAAAGCAGGTGGTGGTAGAGTGGATTTTGATAAAGGAGGCCCTACTGGTCTTGCTGCTTTAGCCTCTTTAAAATCAGATAAAGATGCTGACCTAAAATCAGACCCTGTGGGCATTGTTATGGAAGGCAAACCAAAATCTAGTGAGTTTGATAATGTTTTTCTAGATGTAATAGAAGAGTTTAAAGAAAAGGCAAATCAACCCATATTATACACTGATGGAACAACTTACTATCCTGAGTACAATGTTTTTGTTGATAGAGAATTTAATGAAGTTCCTGGTCCATCAAAAGGTGCCATACCAGTTGATGAAAGAGATCAAGAAGTCATACCACAAAAAAGATTAGAAGCAGCTGGAGGCGGTATTTTGAAAATGGCAGGTGATGATTCTGGACCTCCACCAAAATCAGGGCCTACACCACACGGGTTGCCTTATGTAGCCAAAAATGTTAGACCTATCAAGGAGCGTAAATAATGGCAGATATCGACAAGAGTCTTTCGGAGTTAGGAACCTCTGTAAAAATAGAAGGACCTGACCAACAAGTAGAATTAGAAAAACAAGAAGAAGCACTGAAAGAACCAGTGCAAGTCACACCAACAGAGGATGGCGGTGTTGAATTAGACTTTGATCCAAGCAAAGTAAATATTGAAGGTCAACCTAATCACTTTGACAATTTAGCAGAATTATTACCAGATGATATTTTAGATCCAATAGGTTCAGAGCTTTTCCAAAATTACATGGACTATAAAGCTTCTAGAAAAGATTGGGAAAAAGGATACACAGAGGGTTTAGACCTTTTAGGATTTAAATACGAAAACAGAACAGAACCTTTCCAAGGTGCTTCAGGTGCCACGCACCCTGTGCTAGCAGAAGCTGTAACACAATTCCAAGCGGGAGCTTACAAAGAATTATTACCATCAGAGGGACCAATCAGAACACAGATTGTTGGTAATAGTGATCCACAAAAAGAAGCACAAGCACAAAGAGTTAAAGAATACATGAATTATGAACTCATGGAAAAAATGTCAGAGTACGAACCAGAGTTTGACCAAATGTTATTTCATCTACCACTTGCAGGATCTACATTTAAAAAAGTTTACTACGATGATTTGTTAGGCAGAGCCGTATCTAAGTTTGTGCCAGCAGATGATTTAATTGTACCATACTCTGCAACATCTCTTGATGATGCAGAAGCTATCATACACGTTTTAAAAATGTCAGAGAATGATTTAAGAAAACAACAAGTTGGTGGTTTTTATTCTGACATAGAGTTACCACAACCTACGACTACAATTAACGACGATGTAACTAAAAAAGAAAGAGAATTAGAGGGCACTAAAAAAACAGGAAAACAAGAAACAGTTTACACATTACTAGAGTGTCATGTAAATTTAGATTTAGAAGGTTTCG